GGATCGTGCCGGCACCCCCGGCCGCCGCGCCCACGCCGATCGCCGGCACGATCCATGGCGGTGGCGCACTGCCCGCGAACTTCTGATGCACAAACTTCGTTTGCTCCCCCCGCAAAGGGGGGTTTTTTTTAGCGGACAAGATCACAAGTATTTCTACGGCAGCGGGCCTGAAGCGATCGAAGTGCCATCGTCGTCGCATATCATCGCCCTGGGTGGCGGCAAGGACTTCGACAAGACCCCATGGCGCAGGTCTCTCTACAAGGCCGGAGTTAACGCCGAGGACGCGGAATACTACATGGATCGCGTCAGGGATATTCGCGCAGCTATTGGCACGCGCTTTCACTCGTTTGCCGAGCTAAGTCTGTGTTCACCAGACCCCGGAAGATCCCCCTACGAAGACCCCACAGGGATCCCGGAGAGGGAAGATGCTGAAGCACTGCTGATTCGCGATCAATGGCTAAAGCACGTCTTGCCGCGCATCGGCAAAGTCTATGTCATCGAAGATCCAATGATCCATCCAGGCGGCTGCTACGGTTTCACGCCGGACCTTATCGCTGAGGTCGATGGCATCCTGACCCAGTGTGACTGGAAGACGAATCAGGCGGAGAGTTATCGAGAGCGCTTTGGATGGTTGAGTACTTACTGCGACGATCTTAGGATGTATCGCATTTGCGAGAAGGTTTTGCAAGCCAAGCTGGCGACCGGCGAATCCCGCGATGTTACGGCCCGCGTCCGCGAGGGCTGGCAGATGCAGCAGGGCAGCTATGCGTTTGGGGTTGAGGCTGTCCATGGGATGCGGGTCCAGCGAGGGATCAACTTCATGCTATCGGTCGATGGCGTGAAGGAGAAGCACTGGAACAGGCCCGACCTGGATCAGGGTTGGCTTCAGTTCGCCAATGGACTGCTGCTGCACCATCAGCGGGCCGTCATGGCCGGCGGCCACCCGGTCTTCCAAGCCGCTCTCAATGCTCTCTACCCGTTGATGCGCCACTGATTGCGTGCTACACTGCTGGACGTACCGCATTTTTGCAATGCCCACCAAAGTCAAAGCTGCTCCCGCCCCCGTCGCCGACGAAGTGATGGAAGAGCCCGTCTACGAAGCCCCCGAGGAGGACGAAGGCGACTACGACGAAGACGAAGAGATCGACGGCGACACCGAGGAGGAGTCCGACGAAGGTTCCGACGACTCCGATGAGCCCGTCCGCAAGGTCGGCCAGGAGCTGCTCGACTTCGTTGAGGCCAAGACCGCCGAAGGCCGCACCCTCACCGACATCGCCTATCAGGCCGGGTACTACACCCTCACCAAGACCGGCTCTGAGCGCGTTCTGAAGGCACAGTTCAACCAGGCCCTCCTGGAGGCCAAGGGCTACGACCTGGGTGGGCGCTCCAAGAGCACCGGCACCGGCCGGGGTGGCTCGGGTCTCTCCCGTGCTCGGGTCAGCGGCTCCGGCCTGCTGCTCGTGTCCCAGCTCGCTGCCCGCGAAGTCGGTGCCATCCCTGGCGCCGTGTTCTCGATCGAGTACCCCACCGGCGATCTCATCGGCCCCGGCGCTCAGATCCTGCTCACCCTGACCGATGAGTTCCGCGAGGTCGTCCCCCGTGGTTCCCGGAGCGAGGAGGAGCCCGGCACACCGCTGCTCGATGAAGCAGCCTGATCCAGGGGATCAACAGAAAGCCCACGGTTCGCGCCGTGGGCTTTCTTGTGTGCCTACTGCTCCTGGAAGACGCCGACGTAGACCTTGCCTTTCTGGGTGAGCGGTAGCACGAGATCACGCAGGGCGTCGTTGTGCATCCTGATGCACCCGTAGGTCGGCAGAAGCGGCTGCTTGGGCGCCCAGGCCCCGGGCCAGCCATTGCCGCTCCCGCCGCCGTGCAGCATGATCCCGGCCCTGCCGTTCGTCGCCTCCTGATTCTCCAGCTCCACCAGGTCGAACGAGTACCAGCCGTAAGCCTTGAGGGTGTCGTTGCCGGCGGGATGGGAGCCGACTTCCTCGTAGTCCTTGTGGATCTGGCCGATCACGTAGAGCCCTGGCGGGGTGTCGCTGTTGCGGGTGCGCCAGTCACGATCTGAGCCCTGGCCCCGGGCCAATGCCGGCGCTCGCCACAGCAGCTTGCCGGTGTGGTCGTAAGCCTCGCAGTCCTGATCGCGGTCGTTCACGAGCAGGTAGGAGTCCCCTGGCTTCATCGGCGCCTTCATGCCGGGCCCAGTCATGCCGGCTTCCTCCTTGCCCCTCGGGTCGAGCCCGCCGGCAGGAATGAGAGGTTGCTTGGACGGCACCGCGCTGACCCAGATCGATCCCAGCTCGCCGCCGTCCTCCAGGCTGCCGGGCGGCAGATGCTGCTCAACAGCGGCCCAGAAAGCGACGTGATGCGAGAGGTCGAAGTTTGTGTTCTCGACGCAGGAGCGAAGGGTTCTCATTGACTGATTGATGGATCGTTTGATGGTGGATCGGTGGCGGAGCGCAGTTCAGGGTTGAGGGTCCAGTAGCCCTCGTGATACTTGTCCTGCTTTTCCTTCTCCTTGTTCACCGTGCCAATGATATACCCGATCACGAGCGCCGGCCCCAGTGGCCCGCCTTCATTCATGCCGGCGATGTGCAAGCCTTTTTCCCAGCACTTCTCGAAGTCGCCACCACGAGCGATGCAAGTGCGCGTGTAGTGATCGCCACGAAAGACGAGCGTTGCAAGTACGGCTATGGCGGCAAAGAGCTTGACCGCTGCCCAGTGGTCAGTTTTTTTCGGTTGCATGACCATGTTGTTTTGGTGGCGGCTCGTGCCGTACTTCGAGTCGTATGATTCGCTCCAGCAGGTCTCGCTGATGGTTCTCTAGGTCCTCCAGTCGGTCCCGGTTCTGATCGACGATGAAGGGCTCGGAGGCAATGCGTACCAAGAGCCCGGCGGCGATGATGCCCAGCACCCCGACGGCAATGTCACGCCAGGCACGGGTCATGGCGCTACCGGCGGCCCTGCTGGAGCCGCGGCAATCGCCGCCTGGAAATCAGCCGGCAGGTGGTGAGCAGCGGCCAGGGCGCGGAACCGGTCGAGCGTGTCGGCGGGTGGACTGGTGGCGATCAGCCATTCCTGCCAGATCGGCAGGAAGCGATCGAGAGCGCCCCTTTCCGCTTCCTCCAAAGCGTGCCCAAGGGAGAGGGCTGTTACCTGCTTCAGCCTGCCGAGATCATTGATTGCGCCCACGATGGATGGATCGTTCTGAATCGCAATGTCAAACCCGATCCAGTCCGGCGGCGGTGGTTGCTGAGGCAAATCCACCAGCTGCCAGGCTTGCTGCCACTGGCCGCCGGTCTCAACCGGTTGGATCTCCTCCACCCGCTGGCCGGGGCCAGGAACAGGAGGAGCCGTAGGTGCGACGACGCGCCAGCCGTAGGGCGAAACGTCTTCATCGCGTGGGTTGCTTCCCACGGCTAGATCGGGGAAGGCGGCGCGGAAATCCGCAACCGAGCGCGGGTAGAGGTCGGGGGTGGACAAGGCGTAGAGAATAGGTGCCATGGTCGTCAGGAGTCAGGGAATGGAGCGGATGGTGGGGGGAAGTTGCTGACATAGCCCCAGTTGGTAGCAATACGAAACTCGCTAACGTAGCCGTTTAGAGCATAACTAGGAGTGTACGCACCAATTCTAATTCCAGTCAAGCTAAAACTTTTCAGCAATGTCGTGGACTGTGCCCGCAAAATACCATCAACAAATAAGCGATACGTAGCTCCGTCAAAACTTAAGGCTATATGAAACCACGTTCCCGTAGGCAAAATTGAACTCGAAGCGACTATATTATTAGTAAGGCCATCACCCACCAGCACATTACTGCCCGCAGCAAGAATATAAAAATTGCCATTAACTCCTATTAGCGAATAATTGACAAGGCTATTAAGAAAACACCATGCCTCAATAGTGTACAAGTCGGTGCGTATGTTAATAGGGTCAATAGTAGTAGTCAATTCATCCCCGGCTCCGTCAAGCGCAATACTGCTACCACTAAACTTGCTTTGCGCCGTGCTGATTTGCGCATTGCCCACAGCCGTCACAGTCTTGGGCGACGGGCTGCTGTCAATGATCGTCGTGCTGCCGTTGGCACCGTCGCCATGCAATAGCAAAACGACGTTGGCGAATGGTGGGTTGGGCGCAAAATGCAGTACACCACCAGCCTTCATCAACAAACTGCGCCCCAGCATCAGGTCGTCCCCCGCATCGGCGCCACGTAAAGCGTGGGCGTAGTGAACGGCGTACCCGTTACCGCCGGAGTGATCCGCACGACTAGCGTTTCAAACTCGCTAACAGTTAGCGTAGCCGCTGTGTTCCCATCCCATTTGGTGGTAAAGCCAGCGGCGGAAATTGTGATAATGCCCGACGTATAGAAGAAGTCTACTTCCACTTCAACGTATTCAGCAAATCCGCTTGCCACCGCAAGGTCGGCAACATTGGAAAACGCGATCGTTGTATTTCCTGCAATGGCTGCGCCAAGCATGAACCGATTAGCGGCCCGGATGTCGCATGTATAGGTAGAGCCGACTGCCGTAACAACCTGCGCCCGAGGGAGAACACCCGAGCCCAGCGCTATGGAGTAGCCGGTGCGGGAGGGGACGCCTCCAACTCCGAGCCTGCTGAACCTGCCAGTGCTGGGAGCGCTTTCGCCGATTGCCCCAGGGGCGCCCTTGGCGCCACTCCACCAATTATCAACAGCTTGCCGCACTCGCTGCGCCGTCCACGCCCTGCGAGTGGTTCCCGCGCCACCCTCTGCCTCTGCTTGCGTGACCGTCTCCGCGGTCCATTCCCGTGCATTGCTCAGCGCAGGGTTGGTAGTGAGGGGATACCGCACATCGGCCGCCGCCTGCGTCAGTGCGCCAACGTCAGCGGCACTCAGTACAACCGTACCTGTCTGGCCGTTGACGCTCTGCACCGGGGACGCCGGCACCGTGATGCGAACCCAGTTCGCCAAGAGTGCCGCGTTGTCGCCGCTCAGGATCCACTGCCCCACCGCGCCGGAGTCGGTGCGAAGGCACCAGTCCCCGCGCTGTCCGGTGAGCGCGAGCATCGCGGCCTCGCTGTTCACCGACCCGAGGTAGTCGCTGATGGCGATGGCCGGGATCTGAGACGTGGGGATCACGCCGCCCACGAGATCCGCCTTGCTGGCAAGCGCCGTGCTCAGCGCCGCTGGCTGCACGGCAGAGTCTGCTTTCGCCCCCTGCGCCGCCGTGGCCGCGCCGATCTGCGCCGGTGTCGGCTCGACCCCCTGGATCGCTACCAGCAAACTGCCATTCACCGCGTGTTGCCGGCCCAGCGTCGCCACCTGCTGCGCCCTGCTTGCCGGCCTGGTGCTGGACAGTCCGCCACTGGCGCCGACGTACACCGGGCCCCGGGTGTAGGCCGCCGTGTTCGCGTCTTGCAGTTCGCCCGCGATAATCGCGTGGCCCTCGCCGTTGATCGGTAGGTCGTCTCTCAGTAACCCATCGGCGTACTCGGCCCCTGGCGTCGCCGGGTCCGTCGCCACGATCTGCAACACGTTGGTATTGCCAACCGAATCACCCGCCGTCACGGGCGTCCCTTTTGTTAATGCGACGCCAGATGTGTTCTTGACGTGGAAATATAGGTTTCCGGCAAGATCGCCATGGATGTGCGGAATAGCCGCCGGACTGGTGCCGGTGATCGTCAGCCCCGCGAAGCTCGGCGAGCCGCTCGCCGCCAGTTCATCCAGTCGCGCCTGCTGCGCCGCCGTCATCAGGCCGGGGTCTACCGGGCCGGCAAGGGGAAGGGTCGCATCGGTCCCGGTGCTGCTCTTGATCTGCCGCGTGGCTGGGTCGTAGTCGAGATCGGTGTTGCCGGCGGCGAGCGCAGCGATGGCCGAAACCGGAGCATCGACCGTCTCGGTGCCCTGATCCATCACGACCCGCTCGTTGCCGGTGAGCGGCAGTGTCGCGTCAGGACGCCCGGAGATAGTCGAAGTCTCCATGCCGAGGGCGACAGTCTCCCGGCATCATAGGGCAGGTCAGCCGCGCCTCGGGGTCAGGGGGCCATCCCCGCTCCAGGTCATCACCATCACGATCGGCTTCTCGGGATCCTCGCAGTTCAGGCGAATGTCGCCAATGACGACTGTGCCGGTCAGTCTTATCTCGCCTGCGATCGTGGAGTCGAATATATCGTAGTCATCCGTGGGCGCTTCGCGTTGCAGCGTGAGCTTTATGGCAGCTTTGAGCTGATCATCCACGCCCGAAATGGCGTACTCAAAGATCTGCCACGAGCTTTGCGCAACGCTTGTATCATCAGAGAATTGCAGGTATGTCGAGAACGATCCGCTCCACGTCGCAAGTCCCGCCGTTGCCCTGCCGAAGTCATCGGCCTGGGTTGTTTGATCCAGGATGTCGCGCTTCAGCTCCGCATCCCAGGCGAAGATGTTGGCGACGTACTTCAGTCCGCTGCCAAGGTCAAGCTCCGCCGAACCATCAACGCCAACGATGACGGTCATATAATTCTAGCGAGGAAAGACGCGGAGGCGCCATCGTTGAGCACGGTGCTGTTCTTGACCTGGATAACCTCCCATTCATTCACCGCGCTTTGCACGATGAAGCGGTCGCCGTATGATGTGGTGTTGTCTGCGTAGTGCATGTAGACCCCGAAGTCAACCGCAAGCCTTGTGGCCGTAAATGGCGACCACGGCAGGTCGGAGCAGATCGGAACGTAGTCGGTGACAAAGGCGGGGTTGGCGGAGTTTCGCCCGATCGGCAAGGGAATGCCGGCAGCGAATGATCCGCCAGCAACGCCGCCGCCAAAGTTGCTTCCATAGCTGTCGTTTCCGCTGCCGACGCCAAAGTATGAAAAGGCGTTGTACTTGATGCCGTGGAAACTGTTGTTGGATGTGCTCCCGCGCAATGCCGGTCCAATCAGCAGGCAGCGCCTGAGGTTCTCTTGAAGCTGGAAGTTGATAAAGCCCATCAGAGTAGATGAGCCGGTCGGTATTTGCGCCTCCACCATGGAGAGTCCGCTAATCATGCCCCGGTTAAGATCCAGCCAGGTATGTAGCACCGTGTTCTTGTGGAGGATGCTAAAGGGTGGGCATCTATTGGTTGCCTGCCGGAATACAAACCAGCTTTGCTTGTTGTCGGCGCCGGATGTGAAGCGGTCAAGCGAAATGTTTGACGTGAGCGACCCAGTGAATAGCTCGGTCGCCCCTGACGTGCCGAAGATGCTTGCCGGCAAGGTGTGGTAGTCCAGGTACTGCGTCCCCGTGGGAACGTTCACTGGGGGCGTGCCAACGGCGTTCCATCCGCTTGCCAGCGCAACCACGCATGTTGCACCACTGAACACGAAGTAATAATACGAGCTTCCGTAGGTTTTGGTTGCGTCATGCTCGATCTTCAGGACGCGGACGGGATTCTGCTGGCCGCCAACGGTGAAGGAGTCGTGCCATTCCGTCATCAGGCCCGCGTCGATCAGTGCGGTGCGCAGCAGGCCGGCGAGATCGGCACCAGTCCACGGGGCGGTCGCGGTGTAGGTCTGCTTGACGACTGGCATGACTGAGCGCGAGACGGGAGAGCCGAGGCCCCAGGGACTCTAGCCTGCTCCTGGCTGCGTGCTATGGCACGGCCGCCACAACATTCATCCCCGCCGGCAGTCCCGTGATGAGCAGCGACTGAGCGCTCATGCTGACGGTCGGCTTGTTGATTGACGTGGGAATTGCGATGACGCTCATCTGCTGAGATATGTTCAGGGACAGCAGTTCGGACTGCGAGGAAACATCAATCCTGGCGCCCTTGTCAATCCCAACCACCACGCCAAAAGTGCTCAGGGTCGAAACAAGATCCAGGTTCAGAACCGGGCCGACATGGATTCTGTTGATCGGCGGGCCCTTGTCAGTTGGTATCCCCACGACCGTCATGGTCTGGGAAATATTCAGAAGCAGCGGACTTTCGTTGATTGTCGTCGCTGACGCCTTGGGACCATAAGACGATTCAAGCGTCAGCTCATAGACAAGATCAATCGTGACATTAAAGCGTCCATTCTTTATCGACTCCTTTCTTGGCTCTCGCGCAATGGTCCATGTAGTGCCGGTCAGGCGCTTCTTGAAGTCATCGCTGTTGACGCCACTGGCCAGCTCTGCCGGCAGGGCCGTGAGGGGCCACAGGCCGCCCGCCGTTGCCCTCCAGGGGAGCAGCAGCGCCAGGGCCTGGGCATCGTTCACGTTCTCGAAGGTCAGGCTCCACTCGGCGCCGCTGGGCAGGGAGCCGAGGATTTCGGGGAACGCCGAGGAGCGCCATGCGCCCGTGATGACCGGATAGTCCGGCAGGCGAAGCTCCCACGTCGTCGGCGTGTACTGGGGCAGCGTCAGCGGGCGGCGATTCGTCACGAGTGGTAGGCGATGAAGCCGCGTGTCTGGATCGGGATTTGCACCGTACAGCGCCCGGCCTTGACTGCCGTGGTCCTCGGGGGGCCGGCCGGCTGCCAGGTCGCGCCGGGGAAGGGCAGCAGCAGGAGGTTCTTCAGGTCACCCCTGGCGCCCTCCACGATCTCGGGCGGAATCGTCAGCGTGCCATAGGTGCCGTAGTTGTCATCCCAAACCTTGCATAACTCCTCGGCCTGCGCGTAGGTGATGTTCTCCCAGCTCAGGTCCATTCTGTCGCCGGTTGGCTTGCTGGATGCCGCCCACCGCACAACTCTGCCATTGCGCATCTTGCGTTGCGTTTGCGGCCATTGCCCCATCGTGTAGTTGCGACCTTTGGGCGTGATGCCAGGGAGTGCGGTAACGATGTTCATAGTTCAATCACCCAGTTGGCGTCCGTTTGGTACGTCGTCCAGTTGACGCCGAGCAGGCTAACACCGTTGGCGTCGGTGGGGTGATGGAATGCTTCAACCGTGACGACGCCTTCGGCATCCATGCCTACCTTTTTGATCTCGTAAGTACGCGGCTTGATGTTGCTATTTCGGATCGCAAAGAAGATGCCAGTCGGCGACGCCAGCCCGCCGGCAATCGTGATGGTCTGTTCTCTGGGATTCGTTGACATATCCCAGGTCAGCGCTGTGTAGGTGCCGTCAGCCAATGGCAGCAACCAGGGGCGAACGCTGACCATGTTTCCGTCTTGCTGGATGAAGCCCTGAAACGCCGTGCTGTAGTTGACCACATCGACATCGAGCACGAAGCACCCACCGGAATGAAGCCTGGCCGCGAGCACGTCGGGAGTGGTCTTGAAGCTGATTTGATGATCGTTGAGCGTGACGAAGCGAATGTAGTAACAAGCAGCGTCAATGGCCTGCCTGTAGTTCGTACACCACTTCGAGAGGTCAAGGGATCTGACCGGCGCATTGACGCTGGTGCCGGCCTGTCTGACGGTCGCCACGCGCTCGCGGGGAAACAGCGGCGCCTCGGGCCCCGTGGACTCCTCGCGCCATTTGACCTGCACGATGAACGGCTGCCTTGTGAGATAGTCAACCGTGTTCAGCCTGAAATCTTCCAGGTTGCCATTATTGAACTGCGCCTTGATCTCTAGGGGGGTGTTGAACTCGATTGCCCTCTTCAGGAAGTAGACGCCACCGAGTCGAACCAGCTTGAGCAGATGCGCCTGCGCGATCTCTGATGCCCATTCAAGAATCGTGAGCGGCTCGCCCTCCACGGCGTCGTAGAAGTACTGGCGGTCCTGGCACCATTGCGCCGCCTCCTGGAAGCTGGTGCGATCGATCTGCGCCGGCTTCGTCCCAGGGAAGGCCCCAAGCTCCTCGCTTGTCATCAGCTCCCGCAACCAGTCCGGCCAAAGGTGACTGGACCCTTTAGTGTCGCCATTGAGAAGCCTCGGCATTTCGTAGCCGTTATCGCAGAAGCCGCTGAAAGACTGAAGGCTGCTGATCTCTAGCGAGGCCGAGATATTGACACCGACTGGGGAGATAGCTTCATAGGATGGTGTTTGGTTGAGATCGGCATAATAGTTAACCTGCTGGATGGTATGCTCTGGCGTGTTGCCGACAGTGGTTTGCATACTTTCATAAGGGAAGGCTTCGGCGAATCTTGCATAGCCATCGACCATAGACTGAAGCCCCGGATCAGCCCAGCCCAGACCGATGTCAAGGGCGGGCTCAAGCTGCGCGATCTTCCGCTTGCCGGCGTCGGTGGGATCGATGACGTAGCCCGTGGTTGTTACAGTGACGCCGTTCGATGTCGTGCTGACTTCGTATCCGCTATTCGTGCCAAGAACGACGACGCGGCTGAGATCGCTGCTGCGAATGTACCAGCTCGGGACGGGCACAAGCCGGCGTTCCCACCGGGCTAAGGACGGGAAGGCGATGCGCAGGTAGTTGTAGACATCCTCTCCACTGATGCCGGCGATGGCGTAGGTCTCGGGGAAGTCCACCCAGGTCGCCCCACGATCGGCGCTGTACTGCAACGCGAAGGCACTGTATCTGCGCGTCTTTGTTGTGATGAGACTGCCGCCGCTGTCGTAGCGCGAGACCGACAGAACACCGTTGGCCGTCTTGCCGACTTGATTCTGTCCAGCCTTGCCATTGATCTTCTCAATCTTCTCGCATGACTTAAAGCCAATCATGCCATTAACGCTGATGCCGACCTTGGACTTCAGGATGATCTCGCAAACCTGAAACTCTCTGACAGCACCAACGGATGCCACGGCCAGGCGGAAGATTTGCCCGACCTGCGAGCAGACTTTGTAGCGGCCTTCGGTGCCGCTTTGCATCAGCGCAAAGTCCGTATCGGGATCATATTCATCAGGGAGGATGAGCTGGCCGGTCTCTTGTGGGTCCAGGAAGCGACTGCCGACGAAGTGAACATTGCCGGCACGAACCACGGTGAAGATGTATTCCATCGTGTTGCCGCCGCCAACGGGATCCTGCTCGGAATCGCTTACGAAAACCGACTCATTCGGATTCCATGAAACCCTCTGCTCCAGCACCGCCCAGCAAGTGCCGATCATGTAAAGCTCGTTAGGAATCAGCGCGGAATCTGCCGAGTCCTGCACGCCGGCAACAGCAGCGGCGACGCCGCCCATCTTCTCCTCGAACTCTGCGTCATCATCGATAACGCGACTGTTGGTTGTGTTGATCCTGATTTTGGTATTGGCGTCGGTCTCGCTGGATAGAACGTACTTGAGCGAATCGCCGATGCCAACAGTCCACTCTTTTATTTCGTAGTCGCCGCTTGCCGGTGTTGTCCAGACCGAGGAGCTTGCTGACTTGTGTTGTCTCAATCCACCACGCATCGACCAGTAAAACTTGCCTTTCCATAGCTCCACCAATGCCGCCGCATCATCATCGGTTCGCACCTTGTCGCTCGTACTGATCCGTGCCGTGACGGTTGGCTGAATTGTGATACTGGCGCGGTGCATCATTGCATTGGGGCACCATCCGTACAGGCCAAAGGCAGTGCTTGTTGATGGCGTCTCCGCCATGCAAAACGCTGTGCGATATTGGCTGTTGCCGATGTTGACGGCGAACACGTCCTGGCCGCCCTGGTTCTCGAAGTTGCCCGGATCCCCACTGGCCTCCCTGCCGGCCACGAGGTCAGCGCTCTTGATGCGCCCACCGGCGGGGGAGTGGTAGATCGAATAGCGGGCACCCTTCGAGAGTGCGGTGCCGGTGTAGGCGTAGGCGCCGAGGGTGTTGTTGCCGAAGGCCCAGCCGGCGGGGTCCCAGGCGTTCGCCCCCATACGAGCGGCGCCGGCAAGGAAGATGCCGCGAAACATCAGCGAGCCGTTGTACGCCAGGATCTGCGACCAGACCATGGGCATCGCAACACGCACGCCACCCAAGCCATTCTCGCGCTTGGCAATGATGACCGGAATGAACTGCCCAACCTCGGCGGGTTCCTGTATCGAATCAAAGCCAAATCGTGGCGACAGCCTCTGATTCGTGGTCCGCGAATCGCGCTTCCCTTGCCGGACTACGATCCGGCCATTCTGCTGATTCGTCGGGAACAGCAGCGACGACAGCAGGCTGACGCCAACGGCGATGGCCAGGTTCACGAGCACCGGCACGAGCGGACCGCAGACGATGCCCTCCGCCGGCTTCTCGATCGAATGCTTGAGCGTGATCGCCTTCCACTGCTGGTACTCCTCCTGCGTGACGCCCAGGATCTCGGCGAGGCGCCTTTCGTAGGGGAGGAGGGGGATCATGCCAGGCGGTAGAGGTTGAGATTGCCGAAGGCCGACCGGGGGCCGGCGATCAGGCGCCCATGGTGGCGCACCACGATGAGCGTGTCCTTGTTCGGGAGCACCCCGACACCAAAGCCGCCATCCTTGTTGTCGAAGCGCACCAGAGCCCCGTCCTCGGGCTGCTCGATCGGGACGGTCAGCAGCGCCCAGTCGAGCCTCAGTGCGTCCCAGTCGCCGGCCCTGGCCATCGCGTACCAGGGGACCATCCGATCTGCCGGCCAGGGCATCCGCATGGCCTCCCGGACGGCCTGGGCAGTCCTGAAGCAGCAGGCGCCACGCCCCTCCCTGGGGTCGGCCGCGAGCTGCCAGGGGAGCCCCACCCAGTCACGCCAGAACGTCAAAACGAAATGCCTCCGCTTGCAGGTAAGGGGCCAACCTGTGCAGCGGTCAATCTGCGCGTTGGTGCAGTGCCGGCTACAAAGTTGAGGGGGTTGGCCAGCTTCAGTGTAACAGGCGAGAAGTCATCCTCCTCCCCGGGGATGGCATCGGCGTACCCGAAGGAGTCGCAGATGCAAATGGTAGAACTCAGGAAGTTAAGCTCGTTCCATGTCGGGATGTCGTTTTCACTGGTTGGCGGCACGGCGGCGAGGAGTACCGTTGAAACCTTGATGAAGTGACGATCCTCGGACGCCTGCCATAGCATCGCCGTTGAAAGCATGTTCGCCGGTGCGATCAGCTCGAACTCGCCGCTCTCGGTTCCCTCAGTGGACACGTCGCCGGCAATGGAGAAGGGGCTGAACCTGTACTCCAGACCATCGAAGGTCCTCGTCTCACCGGGGAAGAAGGGCTGGTAGCGTTGAGGAACCGGGAAGGGGTTAGCGCTTGTGTCCAGGAACTCAATGTAGTGCGTTGGTGTCAGCATCAGATCCCCACGTAGTCACGTACTTCCTTGTTGTTCCTCATGCCAGAAAGCGTCATTGCTTGAGCGCGCTTAAGTGTAGCAGCATTGGACTTGCGCATTTGATCCTCGGTGACGTAACGCTCGCCGCGTTCCTCCTTGACCGTGTAGTGCAACTTGATCGGTTCGTAGCTTTCGCCCCTGCCGCGCAGCTCCGCCGCTTTCTCCATGTCGCTCTTTGGCACGACTCGGCCAGTGACGCCGGGGAAGAAAAACTCGGGCTCGCCGCCGTCTCCCACGACATAGCCCTTGCCGGGCCTGGTGGTCCCGCCGTTGGCGAAGAAGCCGCCGAAGGGGATCGACTGGCCCAGGCCCTGCACGAGCGCGGGACCGCCGAAGAAGCTCC